GTCCTCGCATGAGCATCACGCTTGGTCAGCTCGCCGACCGGTTCGCCAAGGCTAGCCAGCAGCTTCCCGGAGTCATGAGCAAGGAAGTTCGCACGCTGGGGCAGGTCGGCGTCGGCTACATGAAGAGCGAGATCCAGAACGTCCACGCGGTGGACACGGGCACCATGCTCAACTCCGTCACGATGGAGCAGGCAGGCAAGGACGCTGTCCTCATCGGCCCGACCGTGAAGTACGCGCCCTACGTGGCCCTCGGCACGAGCCGGATGGCTGCGCGCCCCTTCCACATCTACGCTGCTCGCCGGCTCGAAGCCGACATCAAGCAAGGTGACATCCTCCGAGAGATCGGGCTGGCATGAGCATCCTGGAAGACATCACCGCGCTGATCCTCTCGGCACCAGCTCACGAGGGCTACGCGCCCACCGGGGCGAAGGTTCCGTACGCGGTCACCCGCCCGCTGCTGGTAGACGACGTGAGTGTGGCCGTGGCTGGAAACGCCATCGCCTGGGACGATCAGTATTCCGTCTACTGCTGCGGTGCCAGCGTCGCCGCGTGCAACAACCTCGCCCGCATGGTCATGAACGACCTCCAGGGCAAGCGGGTCGGCGGCACGACCCTCACGACGTCCATGGGCTACTCCGGAGCCCCGGTCGAAGGTCACTACGAAACCCAGGTGACTGTCCAGCTCAATCAAGGAGGTATCTGATGACCGGCATCAAGCCGTCCAGCCACGGCATCGTCGTGGATCACAAGGAGTCGGGAGTCCGCTACGCGGTGTCCGACCGGAACTACAACGAGAAGATCCACCGCAAGGTTCGTGACCTGCGGCCTGGTGAGACGGTGCTGGGCTACCAGCCCAAGCGCCTCCCGGGCTCTGAGTCCTCCGAGGGCGGCTCGGAGGCCGTCTCGGGCACCAGCGGCCAGGAGCCCACCGTTCGGACGCTCGAAGACGGCTCAGACCCGTCGACGGGGACCTCCGCCGGCTCCACCAAGACCGAGGGGGCCAACCGTGGCACCCAGGAGAAGGAAGGAAAGTAAATCATGGCTCCTCTGACCCAGTGGAACCCCTCGACGCAGATCAGTCGGGGCAACGTGGCAGTCGGCGTCTCGCCGGCCGTCGCAGACATCAACGCACCTGCGCTCGCTGAGCTCACGACCGGTGTCGGCCTGGACTGCGCGATCCAGACGCACAACGGCACCAGCAGCGCGGACAGCGAGACCATCGACTGGCTGTGCGACCCGGCCAGCGAGCAGGTCCCCGGCAGCACCACGCACGCGATGGACGACCTGGTCATCAAGACCACCGGCCAGGACGACTCGGAGCTGGTGTCGGGCCTCAACATCGGCGACGTCGTCTACATCTGGCGTCGTGACGGGATGCCCCACGAGACCGCCCCGGCTGCGGGTCAGTTCGTGTGGGTCTGGAAGGTGATCATCACCTCCATCGATCCCGTCGAGGCGAACAACGTGTTCGTCGGCATCGTCGCTCACATCACCGTGCTGTCGCGCTCCGCGACCGCCGTGGCCATCAGCGCCTGACCCGCGCCCAACCCCAAGGAGACAGTGAAATGGTATTCGCATCGTATGAAGAGCTCAGGGCTGCGGTAGCCAAGCGCCGCGCCGAAATCCTCACGCTCGAGGTCGACCTCGGCACCGACTACTCCCCGGAGTATGAAGCTGCCAAGGCCGAGCTCCAGCAGGCCAAGGCGATGAAGTTGGCCACCGGGGGCGGTTTCCTCGGCGACAACATCGCGCCGCTCGAGGCTCGTGTGGCTGAGCTCAAGCCGGAACCCCAGAACGTCTTCATCCAGTTCAAGAAGCTGGATCTCGGCGAGTGGGCCACCCTGCTGAAGCAGGCAGGCGGCAATTCCATCGATCAGTACGAGAAGGTCCTTCCGAAGACCTTCGTCGGTGTGTACGGTCAGGACCCGGTGAAGCCGGAGGACTGGGACGAGACGCACCCCGACGAGGCATGGGTCGACGTGAAACCCCTCAGTACGGAAGCCAGGCTGCTGTCGTCCAAGGGGAATGACGGAATTCTGCCAGGTGGGGCTCTGAACTCGGTCATCCAGAACTTCATGGCCTGGCAGAACTCGGGGGGCGATGTCACCATCCGCCCTACGAAATCGGGCCGCGACTAGCACTCCTGCTGGACATGGCCCTGGTGTCGGGAAGGTCGCCGGTTCGCCTCCTTGACGGCGACCAACCCGACACCTGGACGGAGATGGACCTAGAGGTCCTCTCCCAGTGGAAACAACTCAAGGATGCCAAGTGCCCAAGCTGCGGGCGACCGCTGGCTCAGCACTTGCACAACTCAAGACTCGGTAGGGAAGAAACCGTCGAGGACTATACCGCCTGGTCCATGGAATGTCCTGCCCAGCAGGCCATCGCCCAAGGCCAGTCGCAATGGAACCTGATGCACAAGGGCGAGATTGAAGCCTTCAACAAGGGCAACGGTCCGGATCCCAAGATGGGGACCTTCTGGTTCAGCCAGCGCCAAGGTGAAGCCCTACCGCAACCCGAGAAGTAGACCAGGAAAGGAGTCAGCATGGCCGACAACGATGTTCGCATCAAGGTCTCTGTCGACGGTGCCGAGCAGGCCTCCAAGGGGCTTGCCGGTGTCGGCGAGTCGGCCAGCGACGCTGACTCCAAGACTTCCAAGCTGGCCGGGGGGCTGAAAGGCGTCGGCACGGCATTCGCAGGAATGGCCACCGCTGCCGTCGCCGCTGGCGGAGCCCTTGTTGCAGGCGTCACGGCCTCCTACGCTGCTGCTGAGCAGAACGTGGGCGGCATTGAGACACTCTTCAAGGGCTCCGCCGACAGGATGAAGGACTACGCTGCGGACGCCTACAAGACGGCGGGCCTCAGCGCGAACGAGTACATGGCCCAGGCCACATCGATGAGCGCCTCGCTCATTCAGTCGGTGGGTGGCGACACGGCCAAGGCGGCAGAGCTGGCGAACACCGCCCTCATCGCCATGAGCGACAACGCGAACAAGATGGGCACCGATCTGGGGATGATCCAGAACGCCTTCGGTGGTTTCGCGAAGCAGAACTACACCATGCTCGACAACCTGAAGCTCGGGTATGGTGGCACGCAGGCCGAGATGGAGCGACTGCTGGCGGACGCTGAGAAGCTGCCCGGTGCACTCGGCCAGGACTTTGACATCAGCAACTATGGCGACGTCGTCACCGCGATCCAGCTCATCCAGGAAGAGATGGGCATCGCCGGCACGACAGCAGCCGAGGCCAGCAGCACCATCAGCGGTTCGGTGGGCATGCTCAAGGGCAGCTTCGACAACCTGCTGGTGAGCATGGGCTCGGCCAACAACGAGTCCCTCGCCTTCCTGGACGTTCAGGAGCAGGCGGCGAACGTCATCAGCTCGCTTGAGACGGTCATCGGCAACATCACCCCGGTCATTGAATCCATCGGCGGCTCCATGGCCACCCTCGGACCCCAGCTCGGGACGATGATGGGCACGCTGGTCGGCGCTATCAGCGCTGCGATCCCCGCCGTGCTGGATGCTGGTGTGGCCTTGATCGGCGGACTGATCACGGGCGTCTCGTCGGCTCTGCCCCAGCTCATCACGGCCATCATCCCGGGGATCCTCGGGCTGGTGCAGATGCTGGCCACCGTGCTTCCTCAGCTGATCACTGCCGGTGCGCAGGCGGTGGCAAGCCTGGCCATCGGCATCGGGAACGCGCTGCCCACCCTGATCCCGGTCCTGGTGACCGGCATCGTGGACATGGTGGACGCGCTCATCCAGGCGGCACCCATGCTCATCGGCGCAGGGCTCACGCTCATCCAGGGTCTGGCTGACGGGCTGCTGGCAGCTATGCCGGTGCTGATCGAGTCGCTGCCGATGCTCATCGAGGGCATCGTGACGTTCCTGACCACCAGCATCCCGGTGATCCTGGAGGCGGGCATCGCGCTCTTCACAGGGCTGATCCAGGCACTGCCCCAGGTCATCACCCAGATCGTGGCGGTGCTGCCCGGTATGATCACCAGCATCATCACGGCGCTGGTGTCCCTCATCCCGATGCTTGTGCAGGCGGGTGTTCAGCTCCTGACTTCGCTGGTGCAGAACCTGCCCACCATCATCACGACCATCGTGGCGGCAATCCCCCAGATCATCAGCTCGGTGCTGAGCGCAGTGCTGGGCGCAATCCCGGTGATCATCCAGGGTGGTATCGAGCTCTTCATCGCCCTGATCGGTGCCCTGCCCACCATCATCACCACCATCGTCGGAGCGATCCCTCAGATCATCACTGGCGTCATCCAGGCGCTGGTGGGTGCCATCCCCCAGATCATCAGCGCCGGTGTCCAGCTCCTCATCGCGCTGGTCAGCAACATGCCCGCCATCCTCGGCGGCATCATCGGTGCCATCCCGCAGATCATCGGGGGCATCGTAGGTGCCATCGTGGGTGCCGTGCCCCAGCTTGCGCAGGCGGGCCTCCAGCTCATTCAGGGCCTCTGGCGAGGCATCAGTGACGCTGCGGGCTGGCTGATGGGCAAGATCGGCGGGTTCGTCGACCAGGTGATGGGCGGCATCAAGGACTTCTTCGGTATCGCCTCCCCGTCCAAGCGGATGGAATTCGAGGTCGGCGTTCAGCTGCCTGCGGGCCTCGGTGAAGGTGTGGAGAAGAACGCGGACAGCGCCATCAAGCCCATCCAGGATCTCAACTCGCAGATCATGGACGAGGCCATGAAGCTGAACACCACTGTCGCGTTCACGCATGACAGCACGCTGACTCAGCGCATGGTGCCGATGCAGACCACGGCCCAGCAGCAGGGACCCATCAGCGTCGAGGCCACACTGGACCCGGCCCTGATCGGCACTGCTATCGGGGACGCGTTCGCTGCCAACGACCGAACGGACTCGGCTGCGGTGGCCCTGGATCGAGCATCCATCAACACTCTGGCAGCAGCAATCGTAGACGCGATCCGCGTCCAGTCACGACAGGGGGTGGTCAGCCTTGGCTGAGCGCAGTGTAGACACCGGAGCCGCTGGTCGGCTCACCGTCCGCCTGGAGCAGATCGGCGTGGAGCCGTGGAACAACCGTTCCCTCTGCCGGGCGACGTCCATCTGGTCAGAGCGCACCAGCAGCCCCACGACATGGAGTGGTGGCGGCATCCCCGCCAGCCTCTACACTCCTGGGTCCAGCCTCTGGTCAGGGTCCTTCGGGTTTGACTGGCGTCCGGGCGGGCTTCAGTCGCAGGTGCTGGCGCAGGTAGACTTCTGGGTTGCTCACAACGCCGAGGGCTACGGCTCGATGATCGCGGCCACCAGCACCGGCAACACGGGAACGTCGGGCGGTGGAAGCGGCGCAACCGTCGACGTCGGCCTCGATCTGGGCAAGTTCACTGTCGCACCTGGGGCACCTACCGGCCTCACGGCTACCCGCGTCAGCGACACTCAGGTCACGCTGGCCTGGACCAACAACTATGTCAGCTGGGGCGCTCCTGCCACGAACGACATCGAGACCCGTCTCAACGGGGTGGTTCAGCCGCAGATCACGGTCAACGCCTCTGGCGGCGCAACCATCAGCGCTGCGGCGAACCAGAAGCTCGAGTACCGCGTTCGAGCCTGGAACAGTGCTGGGGCTTCTGACTGGACCGGCTGGACGGCACCGATCTACACGACGCCCGCTGCGCCGACTGGTGTGGCTGCGGCGAAGGATGCTGGTGGAAACATCGACATCAGCTTCACCGAGAACGTCAACTACGCGGAGCACACTCACGAGGTCTGGCATGGCACGGT